CTATGTCATTTTCTACATATGTTTCAACATCTTCTGTTTTTAATAAGAATACAATTCCATCTCCTTTAAATGATAGAGTTGCTAAAGTTAATTCATCTTTTGTGAATAGAATACTACACGGAAAATGTGTATTTATGTATTCTTTATCTGTTACACTGAAGAAACTACCCATATTGTGATGACTATGAATTACTACATTGTAACCTTCATTTTGATATTTTGTTAAGTTTTCGTATTCTACAGTTGATGCTGTTACTGTTTGTTCAGGAATGACATATTCATTGCCTACAATGAATCCTTTATCAGAATATTCTCCCTTACATAATATACTGAACTCACATCCTGGTAATTTTTTCTGTATTGCTTGACATAATAATAGAATTTGATGATGTACTTCTATTTTTGGCTCACCTTCAACTATGCTTAATCCTGAATCCCATTCATCATCTCTTACTGTTCTAAATGCATTTCTTTCAGTTTTATTTTCATATATCCATTTCTTTAATTTATTGTCCCATCTCATACTAATACCTCACTTGATTATGTTAAGAAAATGGTCTTTTATATCTATGGTTATTATCTTATTATTTATTGATTCTATGTTAAAATCTATGCTTGTGACTATTGTAGTTATTGCTGATGCTAAATACTGACACGGTGCTAAGAAACTTGGTACAATTTCATACCCTCTCTGTTCTGGCTCTAATTCCCATATACTGCTGAAATCTGGGTTTATCATTATTGTAGTTGATAATCCATCATAACCTAATTTTACTCTCTTATTGTTCATTAATGCTTCTGGTAATTCATCAAGTACATCTCGGCAGTCTATTATTAAACAGTCCTTTAATTCCTGCATCTCTACATTTGTCAATTCTTCTATTCTTTTGTTGAATAATCTTATTTCTGTTTCATCTCTTCTTTCCATTATTAAATCCATGACAGCATTTGTTTTATCTTCGTCTATATCTAAAGTTCTAAAAGGAGTTCGGTTTAAATTGTGCTGTTCTATTTTATCAAAATCTATTAGGTATAGGTTTTTGGTTCCTATTAATGCCATATTTAATGCTACCCATGAACCAATCCCCCCTACACCTATGATTAATACTTTCTCTGGAATATTGAGTTCAAGTTCTTTCTGTCTGTCATATAAATCTGCCATTACCATTCACTCCTTGTTACTCTTTCCTCTGTCACTTGATTTCTTTCTTCTTGCGTTATATTATTTAAGAACTTATCTATTAGATATGTTTTTATTTCCATATTCAGAGCAGAGTCCATATTTGCTGTTTGTAGAGTTCTTGGTAAATCTCTTAATACTTCAAATAATGGTTTACCTTCTAATTCACCAATACAACATCTTTGTGTTCCTATGAAATGTAAGTTTTTACCTCTTGTTACTTTTACGTCAGATGATGTTATTCTTGGAGTAACTCTTACTTTTAGCCCTGTTACATATAATTCATCCATTCCTTCATTATCTCCAGGGTATTGATATAAATTGTTTCTGAAATGTACTGAAGTTGTATTTACTTTGTTTTTAAATTTTAACCAAAGTTCTCCCTCTTCTTCTACAAATTCCCAATTTTCTAATATTTCTTTGGAATTCTTAAGGATGTCTACAAATAGTTTATTTCTTGTATCCGTGAATTTATCTTTTAATTTTGTTATTCTTCTTTCATAATTGTTTTTAATAGTTTTTATCTGTGAATTTATATCTTCATAAATATCTTTGTAAATACTTTCTTTGATATCTTCAAGACTTTCTCCTTGAGTCTCTTTGATTTCCATTGTGTAAACTTTTCCGTCTCCTAAAATAACAGCACTGTTTTGTATTTTTACTTTATCAAGTCCAACATCATTTCCTCTTCCTTCTATTGGATTAAGGGAAACTACACTTCTCATTTCCTTGTTTTTGATTTCTTTTAAGTTGTGTATGTCATCGACTATAATTCCTGCATATACTTCTGTTAATTTTTCAAGTTCTCTTTCTGTTAAATCTTCTACAAAACGTTTAAAACCACTGTCTCCTGAATAGAAATATCTACCTTTTCCATTATATTTAACATCTTTACAATATTTGTCTTCATTGACTAATTTATATAGATTATCGTGATGGCTGAATTCTGTTCTTAATGTTCTTGCCACATCAAGATATTTACCTGTTACTGCTCTCTTTACTCTTTCATCTTCATCCTCTGAGAATGTTATTTTTACTTTTAAATCATATCTACTCATTGTTTCAGATGCTTGCTTACTTATTTCGACTAACATTGTTGCCTCCTATAAAAAGAGAAATTATAGTCCTGCTTTATTTACTTGGTGCAAGACTATCTCTCCACTGTAAGGGAAATCTTCTGGATATAATTTATTTCCTTCTGCGTCTGTTACTCCCATTCGTTTGATACCTTCTTCTTTTGCCATTTCTCTGACATCTTCTGCTGTAATTTCTCCTTCAAATTCTTTTTCTGCTTGTCCTTCAATTACTATTTTATTATATGTTTCTGCATATTCTGGCACGTTTTCACCGTCCTTAAATTTAGTATAACCAAATATGGCTACCATTCCTGCTCCATGAGTGGCTAACTCATGAAGTCAGGGGTATTCATATCCATTCTACTTCGTCTGGGTCTTCATCTTCATCTTTCCAGACTACACTTAATTCTACATCAAATACTTCAACTGGTTCTACTGTTACTTCATCTATTATATCTATTGATGTTCCTATTTCTCTTATTTTTTTATCATATAGTTCTGCTATTATTGCATGTCTTTGTAGATTTGGGATTCTTCTTATTCTGAATTCATGTTGTAATCTATCGCTTACTCTTATTGTTATTCGACTTTCTTCATCTGATATTGATATATCATCTAATGTTGGAACTAATGGTGCCCCTGCTATTTCTTTTTCTTCTTTCTTTCGTTTTTCTATTTGTCTTTTTCTGAGTGCTCTTAAGTCTTTTTCTGCTATTTTTTTTGCCTTTCTATGTTCTTCTTCTGCATTTATTATAAATTGTGGTTTATAGTCACAACTTCTACACCCTGTCATTGGTCCAGTTTCTATAATTTTTGCTACCACTGCATCAATATCATATCTGTAGTCTTCCATTTTACATGAATTGTCCATAAGAAATTGACATGTCATTTTATCATCTCTTGTATTATATATGTTATTTATCGTATTTAAATGTTATTGATGCTTTATTTATTACATAAACATTGGGTCTACATGTTTTGGTTGGCTACCCATGCGTATTGTTTGTTCTAATGGAACTATTTTATAGCCGTGTTCTTCTATTATGTCCTTATTAACTAATTCTAACAGTTGTTCGCCTGTTTCACCAGAGTTTCTTATCTTTTGTAATATCATACAATATGTTTGAGATAGTCTTATTAGTGTGTACATTTGGTCGAATTCTTCCATTTCTTCTATTAAGTTATATATTTTTTTATCTAATATTTCTGCTTGTTCTTTTGTTTCTTCACTTATCATATTTTAACCTCCTCCATAAACTGCATAACCTACTTTATCAGTGGGTTCATGCACTGTTGGTTTCCTGCTTGCTAATTGACCTCTTATATATTCTTCTAATCCCTCTCTTTTTGCTATAATTTCTATGGCTTCATCTTCTGTTTCTGCTAACGCAAATGCCATTCCACATGTGTAATCACATAGCACATCTTCCCATACATATAGTTTCATTCAAAACTCCTCCAGTTTTTCTACTACAATATATACAGTAAAATCACTTGAATTATTTTTTTGATGTTCTATTACTTCTGGTGATATTATAATCTCGTTTTTATCTTGTAAATAAAATGTTTCATTGTTTTCTATTGTTATTGTACTTAATAGTCTTCTTGTAAAATCTCGTACGCTTGTATTTTTTGGCATTCTATATGCTTCTTCTGAAGGTGTTACGAATACGATACTTGTATATTTATTATATTCCGTTGCATATGTTGATTCAGTACTTGAACTAAGACTTATTGGAATATCTGCTTTCCATGTTTGCATTTCTGGTGTAATTGTATAACTACATGTTTCTTTGCCTATATCTATAGGCTTTAGCAGTTTAAAATATCTACAACCTTTAGTCCTTCTGTTTTAACCCAACTGCTACACGTTTCATTGCATTTTCTTAGTTTTATTGCGTTTTCTCTAACTTCTTCTACTTTTCCTTCAAATAGGTTTCCTTCTGCGTCTTCAAATAATAGGTCTACACCTATTAATTCTTTTATGTTTTTCTTTATTTCTACTTCCATTGTTATTCCTCCTTATATCCTCTTTTAATATCTTCTATAAAATCGTTTTCTATTGCTAAGGTTATTGATTCATATTTGTCAAAATGCCATTTTGGTGCTAATATACTTATATAATATTCTGTTTGTGATGTTATAATATGCATACTATCAAAACCATTCGTGTACTATTTCTCCATGTTCTACTTTTAGTCTTAGATATTTGTTATTAGTGAATTTAATTGCTATGTAGTTTTCTCCCTTGTCTTTAAATGCATCTTCAATAGTCATACCTTTAATATCTGTTAAGAATTGTATTCCACTCATCTTATCCATTCCTTTGGTCCTTCTAATAACATTGGTATTATATCTTTGTTTATTTGGTGAAATACTTCATATGAATGTTCATCTTTTAATGCTAAGTTTTTTATTCTTGTTATTCCATTTATATTAGATAATATATCATGTGCTATTGTATTTCCTGGAATTCTATCTCTTACTCCTGCAACAGTTAATCTTTCAATTGGCATTTTTTTCTTTTCAAATTCTTTATAGAATATTGTTCTTTCCTTTTTTGCTTTCATTTTCCAATACCATCTCATTTGTTTATCCATCATTTCACCTCTATTATTTCAGGGATATTGTTTCTTTTACCTAAATCGTCACTTAATATGTATCTTGTTTTTAGTTTGTAAATTCTTATTTCTACTATTGGGTCTCTTATTTGATTATTTATATAGTCTATTAGTTCTTCTTCTGTATCAAATTCTAATATATTTGGTAATTTATCATATTTGTCCATCAATGGAGCGTATTTTACAACCATATCTGGTGTGTGATATTTTATTGTTGCTATATACATATTTATACCTCAAATGTTTGTTGTTTTAATAAAGTATCATCTATGGAGCCTGTTATATTTATTTTTCTTATTTCTATTATTTCATATATTGTTTTACAAGCAGTACATACATATGTAGTTGTATATTTATTGTAAATTGCTCCAGTTGATAATTTCTTATAGTTTATTTGTTTTGCCTCATTTTTGTTACAAATTTTGCATTCTGGCATATTCTTCTTCCTCCCATTTTTCAATGAATGCACTTTGCATATCTGTTGGTAGGATATTGAATGGTATAATTACTGACCTTTGTGGTCTTTTTATATATAATTTGAATAATCTTATTCTTGTTATTCCGTTTGGTGCTGGCATTTCCCATATTTCCCATGCTTTAATTGTTTGTTCTGTAAATCCACTAACCATTGCTATTACTGTTGATGGTCCAATATGATGTACTAATATGTCTCCTATCTTTATTTCTTTGCGGAGTTTATCATTGAATATCATTTTACTCATCTTGGTTGATGTCCATTTAAACTATCTTGTGCGTTTTCTATTTTTTGTCTATTTGATAGTAATTCTTTGTTTAGTCTTCCTTTATCTTCCATTAGGTTTTTTATAATATATTCTAATTGTTTAACAACAATACATGGTTCTTCACATCTACAAGGATGTGCAGAGAAGTCATTTATATCATATTCTTCATTATTTGTCATTTTATCATACCTTTTGTTTATTTGTTATGATATTATTTATATCGTCTATAATGCTTTCTTTTCTTGTTTAATTGATGATAACATCCTCTAATTATGAACTTCTTTAAACTGTTTATATGATTGATAACTGTCCTTAAACTGTCTATTAATACTCTATTTAGCCAATTGATGTGTCTTTTCTATTAAAAATATATAATAAGTCTTCTATAAGTGATTATCTTCGTATCTATAGTTTAAAGTCGTATTCCTCATCACTGAAGCATTTTTTTATTCTTTTTATGAAGTCGGCTGTATGCTCACATGAGTGGAAGGCCATTTTAGTCCGTGTTAAGGATTTTGTGTCAGTTATAATGATTTCTATCATAATGTTTTCTCCAAAAACATAATCACGAATAATGTTTTTTTAGCAGTGGGAACCCTGCTTCTCTTCCCTGACTTCATAATAAAATGCTACCATAAACCATAAGATTGATGCTATTCCGTAGAAAATGTTTGAATTCTGAAATGATAATATAGCGTAGTAGATGCTTGTGATTAAAAAAATAATGATGAGGGGATTCACTGAATCACCCTCAAAGTTTCACTGTCTAAAGGATAATGCCCTGATGCTAACATGCCCCGAATAAAAACTGGATGCTGTAAATCAAGGAACAATTCAAGCCTACTGTCTTTATCAATAATGCCTCTTAATATAAGGATTTTATTAATTTCTATTGCTTTTTCTTGGTCTTCTGGAGATAATGTGTTAAAATCAGTGGTACCCGCCATTTAGTTCGCCTCCAGGATGTTTTTCTGCAATTCCTTTTCAATATCATCAATTGCGTTAAATAAAATCTGCTCTTTAGCCTTAAGATAATCCCTATGCGACATTTTGCCTGATAAACTATGGAATTTTAATAATATCAGTTCAATAATCATAATACTACCTCCAAAAAAAATGAGAAGAGAGTGTTTGTTTTTGAAAAAAACAAATTAAAACACTCTACCCTGTTGCCTCTGATTCTGATTCTGATACTGTCTCTGAGGTGCTTTGTAATCCTCAGGAACAGGTTTACCGTCAGATACGGTTTCTAAAATGTTTTCTCCGATAGGAATAGTCAAGGTTTTGTTCATTGGCTCGCCGTTAATTTCAACCTTACTTTTAACGATGATTTTATTCTGTGCAAATTTTATAAAACCTACACCGTCTACGCCTACTTCATATTGTGCCAGCACTTCTTTCGTGGCTGGATCTACGATTTTTGCTCCTCGTGCTACCATTCTTTTCACTTCCTTTTTGTATTCATAGATAATATGTTTTCCAATAAGAAAACATCTATGATATTTAATTCGATTTTAATGATTTATTTTCTATAATAATGATAATGTTTTTATCGCAGTGGGTCACTGGAACTCCGGTGGGAGACCAACCTTCTTTTCCAACAAAAAACAGAGCAGGGATTAGACCCTGCTACTGCTAAGTTGGTTAGGAGTTGATATGGCTTTATGACTGTTATAGTTACGAACTATTGAATTCACCTTTTTAATGACTTCTTCATCATCAATTGTAATGTCTCTGTATGACTTGAATGTATAACCATTGATATATGGTGCATTATAGATATTAACTTGTACATTGAAAGTGCTTCTAATCCAGGTTCTTATGAAGTTCTCACTGTTCTTATTAAAGGTGTCAATATTCCATTGTTTACCGTTATATTTAGCGGGTATGTACAACTTCTTATTACCTTGATGATATACCCATTTAAACTGTGACATTTGTTTATTGTAGTACTTATTGTATTGTGGTGCAAATATCTTGATAGATACGCGTTGGTCGTTGCTTGTTACACATGTAAGGTCAAGATATAGCAACTTATCCTGTACATCTTGTATGTATGAAGGGTCACCCATGTATGTAGTCACCCTATCTGTATGTTTACGCTGTACTTTATTCAATTGATATGTGTCTGATATATTAGGGTTAGTTCTTATAATATCACCTTTGTTATTGAATTGATGATTAGGTCTGAATGCAAAGTATGGATTGTCAAGTTCATTGTCAGATAACCAATGTTCTACTACATCTATTACCCATAAACAAGACTTATGGGATTTATTAAGAGATGCAGGTTGAGATATATTAGAATCATCAGGGAATGAATCATCAGTTTCGCTATTTAAGAATCGATAATCATCCCTTGATACAAAAGGATTTTTATCTTCAAACAAAGCAAATTGACCTTCATACAATTCTTCTGTTTCCTCATCTGTTTCATAAGACATCCATTTTTCCTGTTTTATAGGAATCTGTTCATCCAGTTCATTCATTTCATCTACTTCTACTATAGTTGTCATATACAACACCTCATTTTTTTTTATAATTCAATTAATATGATTTAACTTTTTATATATTTCATGATTAGGGTCTTTAGATGTAGACCCTATAATCTTAACATCTTCACATGTACGAATTCTACTATACAGTAATGAATATATGATGCCATTGATTACCATACTAAACACCTCACTATAAATGAATAATATTTTTTAATCAGTGGTTTTGATAATATCACTAACCAGAAAGGGGTTAAGGCCAGGGCAATAGGGCCTATATAGGAAAGGTCCATTATATCAACCTCTGTTGAGTTTTATGGAAATCTAAATCAGCAACGATATCATAAGAAGAAGGAAAAACAATTCTTTCCCTTCTACCAATTTTACTTTTATAATATCTTTCTTTTTCTTTATTCCAACTTCTAATTGTAACAAAACCTTTATTATTTTTATCTTTTAATAATATAATTAAACATTTATCAAAATTAAATTTAAAATCTTTTCTAACCTCACCCCTATATAATCTATCATTATCTTTAAATTCATCACTTAAACTACTAATCCTACTAACATCAACTCTTACAATTTTTAAACTTTTTAAATCTATATTAAACATCTTATCCCACATTCTATAAAACTTCATACACAACACCTCATTTTTTTTTAATTCAATAAAAGATTATATAAGTCTACTGCCATAGTAGATATGACAATGACTTATATGTGAGTACAAATAGATATGTTCGGCTATTTGCACACCTAAGTAACTGATTACTATAGACACAACAAACACCTCCATTTTTTTTAATTCACTAAAAAACGATTAAATAAAGAAAGATAATGAGAGAGAGCAGTGGATTTGGTGATACAGGACTTCAAGCACTCCCACCAGGGGGCAGGCAGAGAACCCAGAGAGGGGCTATAGTGAGACTGCCAAGATAGGAAGAGATGGAATCCGAAGCCCGAAGGGCTGAGGCTAGATTCCGAAGCCCGAAGGGCTGAGGAGATACTAAGGGGGGACTGCCAAGATAGGGAGAGAGGGGCTATGGGGGACTGCCAAGATAGAAGAAAGAAAAAAAAATTAATCATAATAACTTACACTCCCTCCATAAACCCATACTAATCAACTCATCTTTACTTATATAAATACCTAAAAAAACACTATATTCTACAATCACATCACTCCAAAAACAAAAACTTATATCAAACATACACAAACACCTCATTTTTTTTTTAATTCATTAAAAATAAAGGGCCTATTTAAGGCCCAAACAGTCACCGCCAGTGTTGTACTCATCCAAACTGTAAGGACAAGTATTGATACAACTGCAAGTTACACAGTCAGTATATCCAAAATGGTTGAAGATAGGGTTGTACTGGTCAATAGGACCAATTACTGTCCAACAGACACGACCAGATGAATGTACTGTGTAGTACTCCCCATTATTGAATAGTTGTTCTGAATACATAGATATCAACTCCTTTTTTTTAATTCATAATAAAAAAAGATTAGAGAGATTCAACTTTGTGTAAACGCTCTAACCTTGTGGACAGTTCTTCTTTAGAAAGAGCGCCAGCCTCGAAGAGGCGGACGGACCTAACTGTCAAGAGAGATACTTGGTTTGTGTTGAACATACAACACCTCCTATTTTTTTTAATTCGTTAGAAGAAAAGGCTACAGGGAGACTACCAACTTAGTTAGGTGCGAAAGGAAGCACAGATCCATTCTACGCAGTTATATGGGGTAGTGAGCATGTAGGGTATATACAAAACTAGAATTAACATTAACTGTATGCAGCATAAGTGAGTATTCTGACGCATATTTTGCAACATATTACATAACGTTAACTAAAATAGTAAAAAAAATAGGGGCAAAGCCCCTCAAACAAGAAATTTTGGTGAATTATATGTAAAAATTATGCCCATTTCGACTCTGGGATCTTAAAAGCAGAGTATTCTTCGTACTCTCCCTCGTATTTTATCTTATTTTTAAATTCTAACCATGAATCTGTACCATAATGTCTAGGTAAAAGTCGTAAAATGTTACCATCTGCATCTATTTCAACAACATCTCCAAGGTCTTCCTTCTCTAAATACTCAGGATACTCGAAAACAGCCCTGCCATCACTAGTATTTAGGTAAGATTTGCGTCCACCACCCTTTCGGGAGCCGATTCTGAGCCTTAAAACCTGTGTATTTACAAGAATTTGAGCTCTTTCCAGTGTAGGATCGTATGGTGCGTTCAAATTACGTGCCACAACCGTCCCATATTCGTTGGTTGCGTCCCAAATTTGCTCCATGTTATGCAAAATAAGCCTTTCATTAGTCAATTCATGAAAGTGCCATAGTAAATTAAGCCTCTCTGAGAGAGGTCGGCGGTGAAGCCATACATCATTCCAGCATAAAACGTCCCAAATTTTCAAACCGCCAGGAGTGTTTAGCGCTTCTACAACATATGAAGCATTAATCGATGCTAGTTCGCTTTTAGCATCATCTATTTCAACGACTTCATTATTAGAATATGCTTCGAGAAGATCTGCGTCTCTGTGTATCTGGATGAGTTCATCGCTGTATGGCTCCACCGCACAAGGGAATCTGATCTGGTTCTGTTGATCAGAAGGGTGAATGTGAATATAGGGGATACCTATAACCGGAGTAACAGGCTCAGTCTTCGCACGGGGAGCTGATATTGCGAATGACATTGCTACTGGGTCCGGTTGTAGTTTCCAAGTATCCCTAATTTCTTGCCAAAGAAGATTGCGATCCATCGCTATCTCTCTGAGTACCTCGCTCGCTGCGTATATTGGTTTATTATTTGCTAAATTGCTGCACCACTGTCTTTCGTATGAGGTAAGACGAGATAGAATGTCGCCAATGCGATTTTCTTCGACGGCTTCGTAATATTCCTGACATGTTACTGTATTTGCGCCCGCTACTGAGGAGGCAATATCTTGTTCGGAAAGATGTACGCCTATTGGATTTAAAAGGAGTAATATTGCGTATGGGTCTTGTAGATAGCGTACAAATTCTTTCCTGCCTGTTGTTTCATAATTGTTATATACGTTTACTAGACTATAGAATAAGTTTTCTTTGTAGGGCGAAGGTCGTGGTTTCCTAGTTCGCTGAATTTTTCTTGTTGTCAGTAAGCCGTCTCTAATCACGTGTGATACTATACCGAGTCTTTACTTATATACTTTTCGGTCCCAATATAGAAAACTTTATAAGTAAAGACTATCTACGTATAATTACATGACGAAGTACGATTATAATGAGGATTTTTTTGATGAGATTGCCGAACCTCAAGGTTGGGTTCTAGGATGGATATCCTCAGATGGTCATGTCAGAAAAGATACAAATGAGATTATTCTTAATTTACAAACTAGCGATGTATATATATTAGAACAAATTGGACTTCTTCTTAGGAATGATAAAAAAGTACTTTATAATAATAATTATAACAAGGTTGGAATTTATTTGTGTAATAAAAAATTACGTAATGATGTTATTGATTTGGGAATTCCAGCCGGGAAAAAAAGTGATATAATAGAACCATTAGATCTTCCAAAAAAAGCTATTCCCGCTTTTTGGCAGGGAATGTTCGAGGGTGATGGAACTATTTATTATCATAAAGGAGATTCTGCTTATCATATGAAATTGACTGGCAATAAATATATGTGCCGAGGATTCCGTGAATACTTCGGCTTTGGTGCTGGTGGTTTAAGTAGAGACCATAACTCTTATCAAACAGAAATTTACTTAGGCCGAAAACGATTCCCAAATATTTATAATTCTCTTTATTGTGAATACAATTTACAGAATAATCTTTTTTTAAAAAGAAAACACCAAAAATTTATGGACTGTTTTAATAATTTTAATACCTAAATCGAAACCTTTTTAAGACCCCAGTTAAACACCTACATTCACTGTTTTTCTTGCAATAGGTGTAACGAATGGACTCGGGCTATATTTCGGACGGACAAAGGAAGAATTTCCTAAAAAATTGTAAACAAGACCCCGTATATTTTGCGGAAAACCTTTTAAATGACGAATATGGCGAACTTTTCATTCTAGAAGACTACCAAAAACAATACTTGCGCTGCCCCGCCACTAAAAAGCTTCTTTTTTGGGGCAGGCGACTTTCAAAATCACTGATGATCAAAATAGAAGCAATACATAAATCACTATTTACACGAGCACATAGAACACTAGTAGCATCACCGACAATGGAACAGGCAATATACTTTGGAGAAGACATACAAGATATGTTAGACGCATCTCCACTGATAGACTCTATGTTCATAAGCAAGAAAAGTACCAAATTCAAGCTCAAAAATAATTCTAGAATATACATGGCAACAGCTGGGCGTGGAGGAAAAGGTCAATTAGGTAAAAATGCTCATTTTCTAGCCTTTGACGAAACCCAAATCATCCCAGAAGAAACATTCGTCTCATTAAGACCAACGTTACGTGGTCAACAAAGAGAAAAAACACTTGTTTATGCAGGAACACCCCTAGGGAAAATAAATGAGTTTTATAGAGCGTATATTAATTCTAAATTTTTTATAAAAATGGGTGAAGCTTACAAAGGAGAGGGAGGACCAAGAGATTTCGTTGCATTTGAACAGCCTACTGCTGTCATCAACGAACAAAAGGAACCCATCTCCTCCACAACTGGACGTATCACCCTCGAAGAATTGCAAGATGACTACCGTGATATGCCGCTAACTGGCTTCCTACGTGAATACTGTCTTGAATGGATGGATTCAATAGGAGAAGTATTCTCCAAAAGTTTACTTGACAGAGCCTTCCGATGGAACGACAGCAAAGAATGGACTAGCGACGAAAAGATAGTAATGGGCCTCGACCTTGGAAAGCAGAGAAATGCTAGTGTCCTAACAATAGGAGAACTAACCGGAGCCGGAGTCAAAACGATAAACGTCATAGAATGGGACTTAGGAACGCAGTATCATGAAATAGCAGACGATGTATGGAAGCTTAAAACAGATTATCCCAATGCCTTAACCCTTTGTATAGATGAAACAGGGGTTGGAAAGGGTGTTATAGAGATATTTGAGAATGAAGTTGATAAAAAATGGAAAAGTTTAGACATATTAGGGTTCGATTTCAGTGGAGCTAAGAAAAAGAAAGAACTAGTAGAAGCTGGAGTAACAGAATTGGAAAAAGGACTATCAACCCTCGTATATGATGCTAAGCTATACACAGAAATGTTAGAGTTTAAAAGAGAAGTTACCCCACAGAACAATATTGTCTACAGAAAGGCAGTAGGTGGGTCAGACGACTTCGTAGATTCACTATTATTATGTTTACATGCAGGAAGAGATTATTACGGATATACAGAACAAGAAGAATATATAGAAGATACTGGTTTTAGCATTTTAAATAGAAAACCTGTTGGAAGGTCAGTAATATGAAAATATTAGGTTATGAAATTAATCTTAGAGGCGGAAACCAAAGGGATAAGGACGAGTTAGCCGCAGCTAAGAAAGGACCGAAGGGAAAGGTGGCGCCATATTCTGAAATATCGTCAAAAACCTTTGGAACTTATAAAACAGCAAGTGGCGACACTACAATTACCAATGAATTAGTAGAAAACCTCTATAAAAAGACAATTATGAACAGAGTTGTCGATAAAATGGCAGATGATGCCTCAAGATTAGGTTTTCGTTCAATATGTACCGATATAGACGGTCAAACTCACGATAAGGCTCAAGAAATCGGTCGCTCGCTCGATAAATTGATGACTCGCCGAACATTACGCCAAATGTATCGAGATATGCTAATATATGGAGATGCATACCTCTATAAACAAGTAGGAAAGTCGCCAGACGGCCTTACAAACGTCCTAAAGGTATATGGAATGAGCCCAAAACGAATAAGTGCCAAAATTGAGAACAATGAACTGAAAGGATGGCAGTTTCAGGGGCCAAGTGGGACTGTTGACCTCAAAGTAGAGGAAGTAATTCATATTCCGCGCAATCCACTCACAGGAAATCTATATGGAATAAGTATATTCGAATCAACACTACAAATTTTAAATTTAATACTTAACAGCCAATTAAACTCGGCTGTACTTATCGATCACTATGCATTGCCACTTATACACTGGCAAATAGATGCAAAACACGAAAGAAGGAAAACACCTCTTTCAGAAATCAAAAATTTCATAGGAAGATTGGGGAAAATGACCACAGGATCTGATTTAGTTACAGATGCGTCAATAGGTCATGAAATAGTTGGAGCTACCACCAGCATCCCTGATATTTCAACGATTTTAGATAAATTAGACTCTTATTTTTTCGCAACAACTGGTGTACCCGGTCAAATTTTAGGAATGGAAGCAGATAACCTATCTGCAATCACCAGACAACTGCAAACTTATTATGAAACCATAGCTGGACTTCAAAATAATGCTGCCGACTATGTATCGGAGCAATTATACTGGCCAGAGATAGAAAATGCCGGAATTGAAGATTTATATGACTTATCATACACATATAGGAAGCCAATGGTCGAACAAGAGAGCAGAATACAGACTTGGGTGCAAAATGCTGTTGCAATGGATCTAATAGACATGAATGAAGGTCGAGAAGCTCTAGGATATCAAGGGCCACCTCCTTCAGAGTCAAATGGAATGCAATGGATCTTAGGAAATCCAAATGCAGGGCAAGAGCCCGAATTTGACAAAAAACAAACACAAGAAACTCCTCCAGGGGTAAAACAAAAGGGAGCACCAGCAGCTAAAGAGAAAAGTGCCCAAAAACCTCAAGGAGAAAAGAATAAATGATTTTTTGCGGGTGTCCAATCCAAAATAGGGAAGAATATGTCGATGGCTACATAGAAGCCTTCGAAAATCAAACATATCCCCTAGAAGAACTCCATATGTGTTTCTTAGTCAATGACTCGACGGATGACACCCTAAATAAGTTAATAAATCACAAAAACGATCATAACTTCGGAAAATTTACCATAATAGACCTAAGTGGCTTCGGTTATGTCGACAAACCTCACTCGCGCAATAAATTTAGCTATCAATCGATGGCTCGCTTGCGTAATATCTGGCTAGATCGATTTAACTATGAAACCCATGTTTTCTCGGTAGATTCCGATATAATAATACCCCAAAATGCTTTAGAGCGCCTATTATCTCATAAGCTAGATATATGTTCATTATTAATACACAATTCAGTAAAAGAAGCAGAAGCCTATAATTTTATGACTAGAAACAAAAAAGGAAACTCATATCACCGCATTAGAAAGCCTGGAGTTAACCCAGTAGATATAACAGGTGCAGTCTACCTTATAGATGGTAAAGTCATAAACGCAGGAATACGATACGGCTATCGAAGAGGTGGAGAAGATATATACTTCTGCGAAATGGCCCAAAAACATGGATTTGGTATATACTGCGATATGGATTTAGAGGCAATTCATCTTAAGGAGGGTGTAAATGAATAACAACGTACTAGGCGTAATAAAAGTAAGACAAAGAGATACACCAAGTTTATACAACACATTCGTTAACATATCTAACATTTGTGACCAAATAATTGTAGTAGATGACGAGTTGCTGCTAAATAAACAAGAAGACTTAACACTAATAGAGAATTTTGATGTTGAAGTAAAGGAAGAGCCAGTTAATGAAATAGATTATCCTTCATACTCACCTGATTGGATATTTACATGTTACACTGACGAAAATCCATCATATCGATTCAACTATATGCAACCATCTCTATGTGCAAATCCCTTCGTGAATACATGGCGTGCTAACTTCAGATATTACTGGGACACATTAGAATACATAAGAGTAGATGGTTTATGGTTAGCCCAACATTATCCAATCTTATACCGTTATATACCAGAAATGGACTACGAATGGGACGGAGGACTAGTCCCAAGTAATCAGCCGGGTCCAACAGAGGACTCAATGCTAAAAACATTTTCTGCTAGATTCTTAAATGACGATATGCGAGATGAAGAGTTTATAAAATTTTTGGGGAGGAAAGAAAGTTATGATTTCCAAACTATAAGGTTTTTCGAAAGCCTTATGGACATAGAAATAACAATTAGTACGGCGGTGGACTAGTGCCCGGAATAAGAAGCTATAAACATTTAAATGAAGTTATTTTAGAAGTACTTATGGAAGGGGAGCGTGAAATGACCGCCAGAGAGATACATTATATCATATTAGATAGATATAGTACCGATAAAGTAAGAATAAATGGAGTTAAAATTGCAAAACGTCTAAAAGGCCAAAAAAACGTTCAAGTACGGTATGGAACTGATGGTTTATGCCATTATTTCTATGCAGAATAGTAACCTTTTTTAGACGGCAAATATTAAGACTTCTCAAGTGTCAATATAAGGAGGGTTCAAATGAAAAGTAGAGATAAATTTCAATTGATTTCTGACACATACATTGAAGAATCTGAGAATAATCCTCCAAAAATATCTGGATTTGCAATACACCCTGGTAAATTCAATCAAGTTGTTGAAATACCTGAAGGGGAACTTGAAAATATAGCAAACTCATTAAAAGGTTCAAAACTCATGATAGACCACAGTTATTCTGTGAGAGACATCATCGGAAAAGTTAATGACGCATTTACATCATTTGATAAAATGGCTGGTAAAGAGGCCGTTAAGTATTATGCCGAGACGGATGACGAAGAAGTTCTTGAGAAAATGAGTAAAGGCTACATAGATTCATGTAGTATCGGATTTAAACACGATTCTATTTGTTCTAAATGTGGTGAAGATTTTCATGAATGTGAGCATTGGTTTGACGAAGCTCATGTCATATGTGAAAATTGTGATGTTTTCGAGCTATCCATTGTAACTCATGGAGCAGATGGAGAAGCAACAGCTGGGGTTGCTGGTTTATCAAAACAAACAATAAGCAATTTTAAAAAGCAATTTGAAGATAAATTAGAAACACAGCAGGACGATAATAAAATTGAAGGAGGAAATGTTATGGAATCCAACGAAGGTCAGCCAGTAGACGTTTCAGAATTAGTAAGTGCTATCAAAAAAGCTGAATCCGCATCTATTGAGAAAGATAATGAGATTTCCACTCTCAAAGAGAAATTGGAAGATCTAGAAACTTTCAAAAAAGATATTCAGGAACAGATTGATAGTGATAAAAGTAAAACTACATCTGAAAAAGAAGACTTGACTGACGAACTCAATGAAAAAACAAAAGCTCTAGATGATTTATCTGCTAAAGTAAGACTACAGGAAGCTACTGAACTCGCAGAGAGAGAAGTAGTTGTAGGATTAATCAAAGAAGCAGAAAAAGAAGAAGAAATCGAAAGACTGTCAAAAGACCAGTCAATAATCGATATTACTACACCTATTGTAGAAAAATTAGAAGCTCAAAAGAAAGAGAAAGGAAGTAAAAAAGTACCAGAAAGTTCTGACTTTAAAAGAACATCTGACAAAAAATACGATCTTAGCAAACTTAGTTTAGAAGAAAAAGACGTAGATCCTTTCATGCAAGGCTTAGTACACACTGTATTTAAATATGACAGAGTGCACAAAGGCGAGAATTACATGGGCTTTAAAGATAATAACGTATAGAGGTGATTTAATGTCCTACAATGTACAAGACGGTAGGGATGTCTCATATAAGCTAGATGGAGATATAACTGAAGTATCACCTTATGGAAGAGCTATGGTTTACTCCGGTGAAGTAGTCGGAGCAATTAAGCTTGGAGCAGAGGGAGATACTAAATTTGCAGGTATATTTGTAACTGTAACAATAACAAGATCACAACAGTCACCATTTAACACAGAAGCTTATGATGGAGATCAAGTAACTGCCAAAAAATATGGAATGGTAGAAGTAGTAGCTGATGGAGCAGTAGAGTACGGAGATCCTCTATGTATAGGAGAAGACGGTGCTTTAAAAGTTCTAGAAGATTACGATATTAGTCCAACCGATGAACAGCATTTATTATACTTAGGAAGAGCTGAAAGTGAAGCAGCCGATGGCGAAAAATTTGTCGCCAGAATTATACCAAAATGAGGTTGATAACATGCAAGATATAGAAAGATTCGCAGGAGAAGAAGGTGGATTCACAACTGGTGATGTTCGATGGGAACCTTATCTCGAAAGAGTTCTTTTAGAATACATTGAAAAGATGTCCATCTTACGAAACTATGTCCAAGTATTACCAATCCCAATTGGAACTTGGAGTATGAAGATACCAAGAAACTACCCAACCGGAATGGCTGTAGACCTTTCTGAAGGTTCAGAAATTCCAAGAGTAAGGCAAGTCGTAGATGTATTCGAGCTTTCCGTTGCAAAATACGGTACAGCTGCTGAAATGACTGACGAAGCTAAAGAAACCGACTGGCTCGGTATTTTAGGTCGCGGACAGATGCAGGAAGCTGCTAAAAGAATGCAGAGAAAACAAGATTACGATATTGCTGACGTAATGCTCAATGGGTACGAAACTTCAGTTGACGCTGACACAAGTGGTCAGTTACAATATGAAGATGTTGTATCTCTAAAAACAGAAATGATTAAAAAAGACATCGATCCAAACACAATGTTAGTAAATCCTGATGAATATGCAGATTTACAGATAGATGACAGATTTGTAAACTTTTACCAGTCTGGAACTGACCAAACACTCAGAAATGGTGTTGTAGGTCGTGTAGCTGGAATAGATCTCGTACCAACAAGATTTATACCCGCAGGATTCTGTCTAATGATGGATACTTCTTTAAACCCAGTTGTAATGGTAACAAGAAGTGATGTAAGAGTAGCTCAGACCCGTGATGAAGAAAGACAAGTAGATGCCTTCTTTATGACAGCATGGTCTAAGCCAGCAGTTGTGCGCCCTGTAGCTTTAGGCGCAATAATAGTAGAATAATTAAATATATTTTGGAGGCTTTTTGATGGCCGAGAAGAAAGAAAAAACATACAAAATTAAGTTCAATTCCGCTTTACCAGAGCGAGAATTTGTTGTAAACGGGACCAAGGTAAAAGTTTTACCAGATGGTAAAAAAATTAAAGAACAAATTGTCCCTAAACTAGTGATAAAATCAGGACAAACAAAAGAAATTGATCAAGCAACATATGACTTTATGGTCGATAAAGACCTTCTGTTAACAAAAGAAAAGAAAGAGGAACAAGATCAGCTTCGTACTAAGTATGGTGGGATGCAAAGAAACAGAGCAGCCTCTGAGTCTGCACCCCCAAATATGACCGACGAAGATAAAAAACTCTTATCTATTGATAAACCTTACGTAGAGGAATAAAAATGGCTTTTCTAGATACATTCAATGTTGAATTTATTAAAACTTTCATAGGTATTGTAGATGATGATTCATTCGATAGTATCATAGAACAAACTATCCCTTTCTACGCAGTCTTAATTGCCAAAACCTTAGATATCACATTAGAAGACTTAGATGCTTTACCCGAAGAAGACCAAGAATTCATCGCTGGCGTTATAGCTGTCGCTGTAGCTTGCCACCTGATGACATCCGATCCTCAATTTGGATTAAAGCAACAAGGATACCGTATCGGTGACGTAGCAAGAAATTTTGCACGAAGATACACCCGTGATTTCGAGAACTGGTGCGATCTAAACGATACTCTAATGAGAGACCTTATGGATATGTATGGCAATGAAGGAGATAACTTATACGTCAAAAGACGTGGATTGATAGATGATTATACAACCCCGTATTAGTGATAAAATGACCATAAAAGATCTCGTAAAAGATTTAAGTATTCCGGGAGAAACAATCTGGTTACAACGTTACAGGTATCCTGATGATGCCGAAGAAGATGATTTTGGAGATCTAGAAAAAAAATGGTTTAACTATCACCAAATTACTGGCGTTTTCGATAGACCATCTGAAGATCCAGGCTCAGGACGAGGTTTTGAAGAAATTGCTTACTACAAAATGTTTTGTGAAGCAGATTTTGACATACCTGATAATGACCTTGGAGAATATCGGATAAAAAACGAAATAGACTATAATGGGGCTAAATTTACTAGATATTTTAGAATATCTGAAATTAATAGGAATTTACAGTATCGTAATAAAACACATCATTATGAAATAATTTTAGAGTTGGCTAAAAAATGGTAGGACAGGTTAAACTAAATACAATTGTCAATGGAAGACCTATTACTGGAAGTCAGTTAAGAGATCCATTTGACTTAAGATTGTTCCCTGGTGCCGTTGATATTTCAAGAAACAGAAGTCTTCAGAAGCTAGGAAAAGATATTTCCTTTGTTACTAAACAAATAGCTTCACAGAATCCTGATGTTCTTGATATTAATGTCAGCTATAAAGTTGAAAATGGCGATCTTATTATAACGACATTTGAGGAGACAAAAGCTCCCTATGATTACTTATCATATGAAGCTGCGTTATCTGGAGAATTTAATGCTCCACAACCTAAAATGCACGTATTAAGAGCGACAATGGCAGTTTTACACCAAAAGAATCAACCTTACCTTAATTCTCATGATATTGCCTATGATATAATAGGCCAATGGAGAGGGATGAGAGGATCAGGTTCTTCGACTAAAGGTGCTGGCCCTCTACTATCTTTAGGAGAGGGAGTCGCTGGCGTTGCTTATGGATTATCCTTATGGGGTGGTCACCTTGTACGCTAGTTCTACCTTTGGAAGAAGAATAAGAGAGATGTGTGGTGAATATCACCCTGAAAATAGTGATAATCGCTGGTATTTACCTGTTGATAGTGTAAATGTTCCTGTAAACATTACTTCCCAGACAAAAGCAACATATCCTGAAATTAGAGTACATCCATTCTTTGATGAAGAGGATAGTTACGCTGGATTCGGATATGGGTATAGTTCAGGGGATGCAGGATATGGTGAAGATCCTAGTATACAATATATTAGGGCTAGAAGTGATTTATCTATCCGTACAATAAGAAGCCATATAGATATTTTTGATAAAAGTCTATCTGGTGTTACAAAAATAAGAGATGCACTTGTAGAAAGGCTATTAAAGTTTAAAATTGCTCAATGTAGGCTTATTAAAGAGTTAGAAGAAGATATGTGGATTCAAGATGAAGATGATGAGAATATTTATAAGAACGCAAATTTCAATAGTCAATCAAGCATTGTTAGTGTCTATGATGAAAGTACTAAATTATTAAACACTGAAGATGTTGGTGATAACGAAGGTTCATGGTTTATAAATGACAACGAAATGGTTGTTTACCCATTAACCAATCCTGATAATTTACAAATGAAGGAGTTAGTTACTAATGGCTTAGTATTTTCTGATGGCTCTATGCTGTTTGAGGGCGGATTTTTAAAATTTCAAATAGTACGTTCTCAACCACAAAAAACAGGAAATCCTCATTTACATCATTGGATTATACACACAATCTCAGATTATAAAGAAATGATTTCACAAGAATATAATAAAACATATGCAGAGGTTGATGTTGATGACGGATGAAGATCAAAAACTCCAAAAAAGAGAAGACGATGCTCCAAGATTCCCGTTTAAGGATATATGCCCATCTTTTGGGATAGCAGTTGGTTCATATGCCTATAAAAGAATAATTAGAAAAAAGGGCGTAAGACCAAATGATCTTTTAACGGAAGAGGAGTTTAAAAAAATTGTAAGAATTAGACATAAATCTAATAGGAGGTAATTATAATGGTTCAGAGTATACCACACGTAAACGTAACTCACCAAGCTGGTTATGTTACAAGAGTTCAGTCAACTGACCAGACTCCTGGTTTTGTAATTGAAAGTGACTACGGACACACAAACGAAGCAGTCCTCATTAAAAATCCAGGACAATTAAGAAGAGAGTTCGGTGTGAATATGGACTTATATTGGGCTGCTGGAGGTGGACCTTTTTATGCCGTAAGAGCTGTAAAAGGAACCGCTGCAAAAGCAACTCAGATTCTTTCTGATGACAGTGCAACACCTGTCGAACTTATTAAATTAGTAGCAAAAAGATCAGGAAGTAAACCAATTTACTTTACCGTAAACTGTTACGGTGAAGCAGAACACAAAAGAGTAAGTATAACTTTAGAAGAGTTATATGGACTATCAGAATATTACATAAGCGTAAGAGGTTCATTAACTGCAGAAAAAGATGCTTTCCAAGTTTTAGTTGAAAAAATTAATCAACAATCCGATATTGTCGACGCATACTATAAAGTAGACGGTAATTGGGTACAGGAAATTCCAGAAGGATTTACTAACGATGATGTAGTTATTGGTAGTGAACACATAGAAACCGTACACAGAGCTATATTAGGTTCACAGACAGGCGGAAGTCTTGGAGATGACGGAGAAGGTTTACTTGATGAAGATACACGAAGAAGCTTTAAAATGCTATCTGATGTAGTTGATGATGAAGACGAAACCACAGATTTATCACCAGCTGAACAGGCTCACGAAGCAGCTTTAAAAGTTCTTGAAGAATCTCCAGTAGGTTTTGTATTCTGTGTCAGATCTGTTGAATATGAGGACAGATTAGACCAAGAATGTATAGATGGTATGGGTGATTTATATCAAATTTACCTAGATCACATAAACAAAATGAATACTCCCGAATTACACGGTTGGAGGTTTGCAGTTTTAGGTGCAAATGAAAACATGAACATGATCGAGAGAATTGAATATGCTGGAGATATGGACAACGAAATGGTTGTATTTGTAGGCCAAGGTTTAGTAGACCTTAATGGCGTAGAATATGAACCTGATATGGCTGTAATGGCTGTTGCTGGTAAAATAGCTGCAACAAGATATAATGTAGCAGTATGGGGTGGAAAAGCTTCTAAAGTTTTACAAACCGACCAAGCATTTATTACAGATATAATTCCCTCACCAGGATATCCAGTATTTGAAGAATCAGAATCTGTTCCAGGTACTTACGAAATAACTGATGAAGAACAGGTTACAAGAGATGACTACATACGATACAATGAATCCGGTGTTGTAACATTCATAAAAGATTCAATGGGTGTTAAAATCAGAGAAGGTATAACTACAATTTCCGAAATGTTACAGGAACTTGGAGTTTTAGCAGAAGATGAGTTATCTGTTATAAGAATAATAAACCACGCTAAGTATGAAACTTATGATGCTTGTTACAGTATGATTGGAGAAGCAATGACTCCTACATTCAAAACTGATTTAGAGCAAGCTGTTGTAGGGAAACTAGCTGAGATGTATTCAGAAGGTGCTATTAGTGACTACTCTGCTGTAGCTACTATAGGTGCTTCAACTGGTAGAGCTCATGGTAGGATCCAAGTTGATATAGGTATTACCCCTGTACACGCAGCTAGAATCATAAATGCATCAATAGTGGTAAACTAAGGAGGTAAAAAGTATGCCACAAGAAGACCAATTATTTATATTTGAATTAGGTGCAATTACCATTAATGGTAAACAAATTTATCTAGAAGAAATAACTCTAAACGTAACTCGTGATTTAGCGGAGTATTACACTACAGATTCTTTTGATGCAAAAGAAATACGTCCTGGTAGGAAAAAAATTGATTTTACTATCAGAAAAGCTAAAGATATGAGTGGTGCTGGACAAACATTCCTCGATCTTTTCCTACACACACAACCATTCCAGATGACCTTATACGCAATGAACATGGCTAATGAGGAATGTAATCCTAGGCCAGTTGCTGCACTACAAGGTTGCAGACTGAGTAAAAATCAGCTTGGTAACTTTGATGGTTCTAAACCAGTGCAAGAAGATATAGAAGGAAAAGCTCAAAAAGTTATTTACTACGACAAAGACAATAACATACACGAAGCTTCAATCTGTAATGAAATAAACGGATAATATTTTTTTTAGGTGTTGTTAATTTTTTCAACACCATTTAAACTTTTTTTAGGTTGAGAAAATGACAAAAGGAATTTATTTTGAACTAGGATTTATAAAATTTTTACCGAAGGACGACAAACCTTCTCAAATGTTAGTATCAGAAGAATTTACAATGACTATTTCAACCGAGAATGTAGCAAGGTATGCGTGCGATATAGTTGCACCAATTGATATAATGCCAACAAAAAAGAAATTTATGTGGTCAGTTAAAAGGCCCAAATTTTTCGAAACAGATAGATTCGCGATAGAAGCGATGTTTGGCGGAGATTTTGATTTAGCTGTCTTTAGAATTATGCATGAGACAGATATGACTCAAGAAAAATTAGATTTTATTAAAGATAAGAAATTTTGGAATGCAGCCGGTAAAATGGTTCAAAATCCATTGTATGCAGTTACAAGTATGCCAGAAGCTGTTTTAGGTACTGATACAAACATGGTCAGAGGAAGTAATAAAGAGGATAGAATAACTTTCTTTAAAGACGGAGAATGGTATATTGAGCATGTTATGAATTTACATCATTGTTGGATAGATTCATTAGAAATAGGTAATTGGGATGGAAGTAAACCTGTTTCTGAAACTATACAAGGAACTGCTGCATTCTTTTCATTTTCACAAAGCGTTGCAGCTTATTATACAAATGCAACTAGCGGGGAGAAATAATAATTCACATTCATTCTCATATTTCATGAGATGATTTAATTAAGATAGTCGGAGGAGACTAAAAATGAGTACAGTAGATGAAGTTGCAGGTGCTCCACCTGTATTATCAGACGACGAAGTAAAAAATTTAAAGAAAGCAGGAAAAAATTTAAAAGACCGAAAAAAAGCAGAAACTAAAGAAATTCTCGCTACTAAAGAAAAACTCGCTAGCCGTGTTGCTAGAAGATTTGATGTAAGAGTAGATGTAGGCGATAATGAAGTTTATGTTTTCAAAGCACGAAGACTAAGCGAAAAAGAAAGAGTAACAATGAATAATGTACGAAGAAATATCGCAGACCCAAGTATGTTAACTGATGAAGAGTATGATATACTGCAAAAACAGGGCTACGAATTATTATCTATTGTTATAGTAGAACCTCCTATGTCAGTAGAAGAATGGGAAGAAGTAGACTTAGCTTTAGTACAAGTTCTTTTAGAAAAAATAAGCGTCCTGCAATATGAAGCAAATGATGCAAAAGTTATAGATGATTTAAGAAATTTATAGATAGGGTTGATGACTTCAAACTCGATTACTTAGTGTGTCGAGTTTTGAATAAAACCCCGTCCGAAGTAGGAGAGTTAGATTCCTATGATGTAGCATTTTTAAAAGCAGGCTTAACATGGGAACTTGAATTTGCCTCTAAGATGGGTAGAGGTATGTTATTTTAAGGGGGCTGAAATTTGGCATATTTAAGTCATTCGGGATCAAAAGTAAGTGCAAGTGAGACAGAACGGTTGGACTTCATGATAAGCATGACCAACCTGACTTGGCCAGCGGTAGCTGCCATCACCAGTGGGTTTAATAACCTTACTGGAGTTGGTATGCGAACAGCACAGCAATTAAACGCTAATTTTACAAGAACTCAAGGTGCTATCCTTGGAGCTGGTGGTGTAGCTGGTATTGCCTTATTTGATATAACACAAAAAGCTATGGAATTTAACAGAGAAATGGCTTTAGTTAAAGGTTTAATAGGTGATATATCAACCCGCGAAATGGCTCAATTAAGTGCTATGGCAAGAAAGGTTGCCGTTGATTTCGGTGAAGCTCCAGCAGAAATAGCACGTGGGTTACAGATGGTAGCTCGTGCAGGTATAGATAATTCTGCGGATCAGATTAAAGTATTAACAAGCGGTATGAGACTAGCTAAGATAGAAGCAATGGATGTTTCTGAAGCAGTTCAAAGTGTTATTACCGCAACAACTCTTTTTGGAGATCAATATTCAAATGTTGAAAGATATGCGTCAGCGATAGCTCACGCAGCGAATGTATCAGTTACTTCAGCGCAAGAAATTGGATTAGCACTCAAGTATGTTGGAGGAGGTGCTAAAGAACATTGGCCAATTGAAGAAACGCTAGCAGCTGTAGCAACACTTTCTCAGAAAGGTGTACAGGGGTCAACAGCTGGTATAGCAATTCGTTCATTTATGACTTATATATTAAGGGAAATGCCTAAGTCAGAAAAAGCACTTCAAACAATTGGTCTTTCCTTTGATGATTTTTGGACAAAGATAGAAGGACATAGAATTCGTTTAAAACCATTGCAAGATATTGTCCAAATGATTACTGAAGCCTCTTTCTCTAAAGGATGGGGAAGAGGAGAATTAATGAAATTCTTGGCTCAATTTGGTGAACCAAGACAAATGCAACAATATTTAAAATTATTTCCGACAAAAGATGAACTTGGCGGTGGAACTTGGCTTTTCAAACAGTTTAATGATGAAATGCAAAAAACATATGATATGCAAGAAAGGCTAAATAGTGTTTTATCATCTACTCAAGAAAAGTGGAATCAGTTTATGGCTTCTGTTCAATCTATGGAGATATCTATAGGTGAAGGTGGACTTCCATTTTTATCCGCTATTTTAGATGCCGGTAAGGCTATCACAACTACAATTGCAAATACTAAACCCTTAGCGGACGCTCTAGCTGCTGCACTCATTACCTTAGTTGGGGCAGCTGGTGCTTTAGTTATTACTTGGGGGGCAGGAACATTCTGGCATTCTATCCAGGGTGGTATTTCAAAAGTTAAAGGAGCTATAGGGGAATTAACAGGTGCAGTTAGTAGTCTTAATGCAGTTTCTAGACAAAGTAGTTTTCAATATTATGGTGAAATGGCAGATAATATAAAAAGACAGGGTTTTAGAGCAGGAATGATGGGGTCTACAACTGAAAAGTTTAAACCACCTACTCATATTTCCGATGTATATTCAAAGTATGGTAGACAAGCAACCTCAGGAGATACTTTTAACATATATAGTCAATTAGCTAATAAGATGCATAAAGATGTAGAGTCAGGAAGAGTTACACCAGGACTTTCTCTAGATGAAGCAGGTAGCAGAGGAGAAATATTCCTTGAATACCAGAAGAAAGATTCTCAATTACGCCTTAAAAGACAAAGTGTTGAACATATAGCTGAAAGACAGGAAAAAATGGAATATCAAATTGGCCAAGCTGAAGAAGCTAGGGCTAAAATGACAAGTAAACATCCTGGCGGTTCTTTAGTTAAAGATTATTTAGATTATGGAGTTGGTGATCTTAAAAGTTACTGGGGTATAAGTTCAGGTAATTTAGAAAGAGCATTACCAAGATATATACAGGATACGTTAAAGGATAACGTAGCAATGCAAAAAATGGAGTCAGAAGACCCTAGAGCATTTAAGGCATTAATGCAATACCAAGAAATTAAAGATAGAGGGGCAAAATACGGGGAGCAACATGCTGAAGCTTATAGATATATTAGTACAACAGACTTAAGATCTAGAGACCTTAAATCACGACTTTATGGTGATGATGGATTAAAAGAAAGACGTAAGACTGCTGAGGAGGCTCTTACAAAAGAGATGAATAAGTATCAGATGTCTATGGATACTAACTGGACTAAAAAAAGATATGAAAAGGTTAGAGACGGGTTAAGAGACCAGGCAGAAAGTCTTCAAGCTAGTGTCAATATGAACGAAAGCTTAATTAAAGATGCTAACGCTCATAGATCAGCTTATGGAGATACAATGCCAATGGCATGGAGCCCTCAACAGAAAAAGCAATTAAGAAAATTGTTCGGGGATGAAGGTTATGAAGAAATTGCTAATAGGTCTACTAGCGTAAGTAGAACATTAAATAAATTAACAAATGAAAATCAAACCCTTAAAGAACAACGTGATGGAGTTACTGCTGCCTTAGGTGACTTAGAATATTCTTATCACGAACATAAATCATTTATTTATAAATTATCAGATAGAATTAAAGATTTTACTTATAGCTGGGGGAAACTTGGAGATTATCTAGGTAATCTAGGTGGTATATCCATGACAGGATTATATGCCAAGACTCTTGGAAAAAGCAAAACAATAGATTCTATTGTACAACAAATTCCGGGAATAAGCCAATTAGGTTCTGCCTTAAGTTTGCCACTTGCTAATTTACCGGTCTTAGGTTCATTAATTGCTGTAATGGTTCCATTAGCTGCAGCAGGCCTGACTTGGTGGTATAGATGGAATGCTCAAATGGAAATAGCCACGAAAAAGATGGCTACTTATAAGCAGCGTGCAAGTAACTTGGAACAATTAGAAGATCAAATCTTAACTAAAATGACGGGCACCGAAAAGGGGTCTGATGTATATAAAACTCTTGAAAAAGAACTAAGAAAAACAAGAGGGGATCTTGCTGTTGTGTATGATAGAATGGCAGGAACTAACCGTCAAATATTTAATTTAAGAGCACAAAATCCAGAATATTGGCGTATGTTTAGGAAAGAACAAGGTCCTTCCTGGTACGGAGGAGGACCGCTAGACTGGATAAGTGGAGCAGTAAATCCAGGAGCATGGGCATCTGGAGAGAATATAGCAAGATTATTTGGAGCAGAATCACCTTCTAACAATCAGTGGATGACTGGTCCTAGGGAACAAATGCTAACAGAGGCATATGGAGTTGAAAAACAAAGAGCTTCTCGTGTTAGTGCATTAGATGCTTCTCAACAAAGCCAAATGGCTATGATTGAGAGGATGAAAAAAGAGGGTAAACTTACTGATGAAGAGTATAAAAAGAGGAAAGAGGAAGCATATTCTGATTACGGTACTAAAAAGTCTAAACTTGGAAGGGAATTTGATAGGCAATTAGCTCCGATAGTAGGTTCTTCTAATGTAGAAGCAACAAAAGCATTATATCAGACAGAAGAAAAACTAAAAATGTCAAGAATGTTACTTGTTAATGCTACTCTTAAATTAATTTCAGCAATGATGTCATTAGTAGAAGTACTAATGCTACCTTTACGATTATTTGGTATTACCCCAGATGTGTATTCAGCTACAGCTGAAGAGGGGCAACAACCAACACAAGAAAATATCAGTAACAGTATGACCAGTATGGTCGAATCAATGCAAAAATCTATAGAAAGAATAGATGCATTAAAGGACGCAATTAATTCTGGAGCTAATCAAATATTATATGCTATTTATAGAACCAATTATTTCTTAGATTCTATAACAGGCTTGTTTGATCTTGTTACACATCCTTGGAAAGCATTTCAAGGAACTAATTATAATCCATTCCCAGAGTCTTATGATGTCTGGGTAGCTAAAAACAGAAGGGGCTTAGAACATCGTAGGCCTTATTATCCTCAAGGAGAAACTTCAGAAAGAGATAAGGCTATTAGAGCAGCTGCTATGGCAGGTAAATTACCAACTACAGGAGCTCCAGAAAAACCATTATCTCCTGCTGATGCTAAGGAACTTTCAGAAGCAATTAAGAAGCAAAAAGAAACTGCGCAAAAGACATATGACTTAACATTAGGTATGGAACAACCAGGTGAAGGTTCTACTACCGGGAAAATAAGGAGTTTTGCCGAGGATATACCACTTATTGGACAATTCTTTAGATCTCAAGAATCAGCTACAATAGCTGGAGCATCTCTACCATCTAAAAAAGTATCTACAGCTATCGGGGCAAAAGAATTCGGTGAATTAGGCCCTGAAGATACAACTCAAGTAAGTCCTATAGGACAAGCTACTGGTGGAGGCCAAATGGAGCAGACAGCAATGATGGCTGCTGGTATGACTGGTATTCCTGGAGCAGATATGGCAGTTGGAAAAATATTAGGTGGCGCAAAAGAGCAAAACCTACCTGCTGCTGCTAGTAATGTAGATTTAAGTGATATTGGAGGCGAAGCTCCTCCTGAAATGACCGAACCTTCCACACCCCCCACTACTTCACCATCAACAAAACAAGAACCTATACAGCCTGGAGAAGGATTTACTGTACCTCATGGCTACTTTGGAGCTTATCCTAAAACCCGTGGCCCGCTCGCTGGCTATGGACGTACCTCTGCTGGTGAATCTTTTACTAACTCTATCTCTAAATTAGGAGATAGGATAAGTAAAGGATTGCAAAGTGTTCAGGATGCAATAACTGGAGCGAGCGAGCAAGGAGGCATTCAAGGTGCGCTTGGATGGATAGGGAAAATAATATTAGGCCCAATTTTAACAGTAGGAGCTGCAGTAAGCCATGCAGTTATGACAGCATTTGCTTATATAGGTTCAATTCCTACTCGAATAACTGAATTTTTCTTTGGTCCAATGGGCAGAATAGGGCCAGAAAGTGGTAAGACAGGAACTAAAGTTACTACCGCACCAAATAAACCAACTGGTAAGTTACACTCACCATTTACTATTTCAA